AATTATCTCTATTCAACTAACGGACATGCCAGGGGGCAGAGGCAAAATACACGAGCATCCGAACGCGAATAGCAACGGGTTCGACAAGCGGCCGCAAGATGCTGGCCCAAAGAAGCGCATCTACACGGTCCTTAAAGAAAAGGGCTTTAGCGCTGCGGACGTAAAAGCCGCATTCAAAGAGGTGGCGTTCTACACGGTCGACGACCTGAACGAGCTGGCCGAACGAGACGAGGCGCCCGTTATCACTCGAATCATCGCAAAGGTGTTTAGCAAAGCGCTCAAAGATGGCGACTACGCGCGGGTTCGGGAGATTATGGAGCATGTTATCGGCAAGCCCCAGCAGAACGTCCAGCTCGGAGAGGACCGATCTAACCCGTTTGGAATGGGGCCGACGTCCGGCATTCAGGTACTACCGACCGATTTCACCGAGGCCGACGATGAATGAAGCCCGTCCGCATCGTCAAGCCCTTCGAGCCGCTGTTCAGGGAACAGTACGACCGCACAATTGACCTTTGGGGAGGGCGCGGACGCGGCGGATCATACCACGCCTCGCTATACGCCGTTGGCCTGTTGAGGTCATCGGAGTACATCCGGGGCACGGTCATGCGGGAGGTGCGCAGCGATGTGTACGACACAATCTTCCGCGAGATACTGGACCGCATCGACGAGCTGGCCGACATGTGGGATTACGACCTTCATGCAGAGTTTGACATCCACGACAGCGCCCAGATGATGTCCATCACGCACATCCCGACCGGGAACAGCATCGTCGGCAAGGGCTTCAAGAAGTCGTCCAGCAAGCGGTCGGGCAAGGTCAAAGGCTTTGCCAACTTCAACCTGGCTATTATCGACGAGTTCGACGAGGTCAGCGACCGGGACTATGCTGACCTTCAAGCGACGCTGCGGACAAAGAAGGGGCGCATCCGCGTGGTTCGAATTTTCAACCCGCCGAACCGATACCATTGGCTGTGGCGTGACGATTACGACCTCAAGCCGTCGGGCGTTGACGGCTATTTCAAAGCCACGCCAAAGCCGCACATCACGTCGATACACTCGACCTATCTGGACAACGCCGCCAACCTCAACCGTGGCACGATTGCACGGTACGAGCGGGCCAAGGAAACAAATCCGCACTACTATTACACCGATGTGCTGGGCCTTATTTCATCGGGCCTGACTGGCCGGGTGTACGACGGTTGGACGCTGGCCGACGACACTTTCGATAGCATTGACGCGGAGGTTTACTACGGTCTGGACTGGGGACAGGTGTCACCATCGGCGCTGGTCGCCCTCAAGTGGCACGCGGACAAACTGCACGTTAAGCAGATGTGGCACCAGCCGATGCGCGGGATGCGCTACACGGAGGAGCTTGACCGCGTGGGCGTGTCAAAGGACGCGGCGATCATTTGCGACAGCGCGGATCACGGCGGCGAAATATACGAACTGCACGAGGCCGGATGGTGGCGTGCGCATGGAATCAGCAAGGCAAAGGGCGTAGCGTACCGCGTCAACCGATTGCAATCTGTGGACGTTGTGGTGCATGGCCCGTCGCATGACGTATGGAGTGAGTACCTGAACTATGCGTGGAAGCTGGACGCCAACGGCAACCCGACCGACAAGCCGGACAAAAAGCACGATCACGCTATGGACGCCATAGGCTACGCCTTTCTTCAAATGGTGTACGACCTGGGCCTTGAGACGCATTGAGTATCTTTGACCAAGAATGGCCGCAATAGACTACATCCGCCGCGTTCCCGGCATCCGCAACCTATTTCCAAACGGAGGCGTCGCCGAACGCAACGGGGGCGAGTTCTTTATGATCCCGGTCGGCGGAGACACCGACGCTACGCTTGACGCGCGGGCTGCGGCTGCCTCGTTTGCCGTTGCAAGTGTTGTTAGCATCCGCGCTGAAATGGTGGCACACGGCCGCTTATACGACGGTGACGACCTGTTTACTGCCAGTCCAAACCCGAACATGGGGCTGGGGCAGTTCATTCAGGAGTTCGTATGGCTTATGTCTCTAACCGGGACGGGCGTCGTTTACCGCCGGGGCATCACCACGCCGAACGCGGTCAACGTGCCGCTGTGGAACCTTGAGTTTCCGAAAGGTCTGGATAGATTGAGTGACCGCGACTTCATGGTCCGCTACGAGGACGACGTGCGTAAATTCGACATTCCGTCGAGCGACCTCATCTTTGCCGCCGACCTGTTTCCATTTGATTCGCCCGTGCTGGGCTGGTCACGTCTTCGCTCGCTCAAGTATAACGTCTCAATCGTCGAGCGCACCCTACGCGCAAAGCACACCATGTCGGACAACCCGGGCGGCATCGGCATCTTTGCCAACCGTGGCACGGCCGCAGGTGGACACGTCAAGCCATTGACGCGCGAAGAAAAGGAACGCCTTGAGCGAAACACCGCAGCAGGTTACGGAACATCGCACGGCAAATCACTGTTTCACATCGTAACGAGCGACCTCGAATACCAAGAGATCGCTGCCAAAATCAAGGACTTCGGCTACGACGAATCCATTGCGTATGAAGTTGGCCGCATTGCGCAGGCGTTCCGCATCCCCAAAGAAGTCTACACGGACTGGAGCGAGGGGACGACCTACGAGAACCAGCGGGCCGCCATGCTTAACTACATCCAGGGCGACGTGCAATCGGTCGGGGACAAAGTGGCCGCCGTTTTGTCTGAACTGTATGGCCGTGACCTGCAAATGGACTACACACACCTGCCCTCCATGCAGGATGCAAAGGCCGTTCAGCAGGACCGCTACCGACGCACCGCGGAAACCTTGACGCGGATGTTACAGGACGGTGTTATCAGCACGGAAGAGTATCGCGACTTGTTCGAGCGGTGGACGGGCGAAGCCCTTTAAGTTAAGGTCTGTACCTTTGGCACATGGACCTACGCCAACTCGTCGCCCAAAAGAGCGAGCTCATCGCGCAGAAGAAGCAGGTGCCCCGTTGGGGTGCCGTTGACCACACCCCGGCGCTCAAAACCGGGGCAAAGTCATTCGAGCAAATCGAGGACGGCGTGGCACGGGTCCGTTTTGTGGGCAATACGTACAACTGGCTCGATAGCGACATGGACATCCTCGTGCCAGGTGCGGCCGCGAAGTCCATCATGGAGCGGGGGCCAAAGGCCCGGAACCTTATCGCACACCTTCGCGACCATAAGTACGACGTAACCGCACGGGTTGGGTCGCTGGTCGACGTGAAAGAGGAGCAGTACGAGGGCGACCGATTTGGGCTGGTCTTTGAATCAGACATCCGCCGCTCGTACAATGAGAAGGTTTACGAGCAGTACGAACGCGGCGACATCAACCAGCACTCAATCGGGTTCCGATACACTAAACTGGACCTTGCTGTAAACGACCCGTCGCAAGAAGAATACAAGGCCTGGGAACAGTACCGCCAGGATATCATCAACCCGGAACGGGCCGACGAACTCGGCTATTTCTGGGTTGTCAAAGAAATCATGCTCCTCGAAGTTTCAAGCGTCCTCTGGGGCGCGAACTCCGAAACGGGCATGTTGTCAAGCGAGCCGACCGTGTCACTCGCTGCGGAGCCGTCAGAAGACACTCTGCGTGTACTTCAATCCATTTCCGAAACGCTCCAAAAAACAAAACAATGAGCGCAGAAAAGCAACTGCTCGAAAAGGTGAGCCAGCAGGCCGCCGACATCGTCGAGCAACTGGAAGGGAAGGCCGATACCGCCGCCCTGTCCGAAGTAAAGGAATCCATCGACCGCCTGAAGTCGATGAACGAAGAGCAACTGGCCAAGCACGAGGCCGAACTCTCCGACATGGTCGAGAAGCACAACGCCGCTATCTCCGCTCTGGAAGGCAAGCTGATCGAGATGAAGGAGTCCGGCAAGAAGGACGGCCCGACGCTCCGTGAAGACATCCGCAAGGGCTGGGAGGCCTACAAGGGTCGCAACTTCCCGAAGGCCACCGGCGAGCGTGTCGCAGCCATCAAGGCCGCTGAGGTCATGGTGGAAGGCACGACCAACGTCAACGGCCTGATCCCGCAGCCCCGGTACATGGATGTTCTGAACAGCGCGCCCAACCGCTCGCTTTCGTTCATCGAGTCCCTGGGACTGGAGACCACTGACGCCCCTGCCATCATCTACATGGACAAGACCAACGAAGAGGGCGCACCTGCAACCGTCGCCGACGGTGGGTCCAAGCCGCTTCGTTCGTTCCGTGTGACTGAGCAGCGCGCCGATGCGTACAAGATTGCCGCCTACTCTACCGTTGGTGACAACCTGCTGCGCGACGTGGCTTCGTTCGAGTCTTGGGTCCGTGAAGACCTGACCCGTGAACTGGTGGACGTCGCCCAGACCAAGCTGTTCAGCGGTGCCGGTTCTGGCTCGTCTGACCTGCTGGGAATCACGACCAACGCGGTCGACATCGACGGCGCGCTCATTCCATCCTTTGCGGGTGCTGTGACCAGCCCGACCGAGATTGACTGTGTTCTGGCCGCCATCGCCCAGATTGCTGCTTCCAACTTCATGGCCGACACCGTCGTCCTGAACTCGGAGATCTTCTACAAGATCATGGCCCTGAAGAACGCCGACAACGATTACCTGGCCGCACACGCGGGCGTGTACTTCGAAAACGGCGTCCTCTACATCGGTGGTGTTCGGGTCGTCGTGAGCAACGTCGTTCCATCGACGCACCTGCTCGCGTTCCAGTCAGGTCTCTACAAGTGCTTCGTCTACGAAGACGTTGTCATCGAGGCTGGCCTTAACGGAACCGACTTCAGCGAAGACCAGACGTCGTTCCGCGCCTACTGGCGTGCGATCACCTACCTGCCTTCTACGAAGGCGGACGGGGTGTTCTACGATGCTTTCGCCGACGTCGAGGCTGTACTGCAAGCGTCGTAAGACGCGCACCATGTGCAAGTCAAAGGGCTGCCCTTCGGGGTGGCCCTTTTTGTTTCGTACCTTTGGAGAAAGCGAAGACATGAAATACGAAGTGAAGCAAGTGGCCCCTGGCATCGATTCCTACAAGGTCGGGGACACCGTAGAGTGCGACCCAAAGCGACGTAATTGGCTCATGGGCAAGGGCGTGAAGCTGATGCCCGAGAAGAAGACCGACGATGTCGTGAAGAAGGGCCG